CTGCCTTAGGACCTCGGGAGGCTATATCTCGGGAAAGGCTTCTAATAAAAGTCAGGAGTTACTAGAAACAAAACATGTTACCAAACATCGATAAATTCGTTAAGCACCGGGTTCGCCACGGTGATAGAATCACCCATTACAAAGAATTACCCAATTACTTAAAAATATATAAAAAGGTAGATTTCTCAGTTCCGGTTAATCCTAAACCGCGAAATAATCATGAGTACCATATATGGTTACATTCAAAGCAGAGGTTTGACTTTACTGATACAAATTGATTCTTGCTCGCAACCACCAATCTATTCGATCTTCCATACACAAAAGTCCACAAGTGCTATTGACCTTTCAAACTCAAGAGTGACATCATAAAGAAATCCTGAGGCCAAAATCGCTGACTTTCCTGACGTAAAGACTTATTCAACGCTTACGTTATATCTCTCACTCACTCTAATACAACTATGGTTTATAATAAGACAATCCGTTACCGTCTTAATTCTCGAAATTTACCAAGAACTTTCGGTTTATCCAAATTACTTTCTATTAAAGGATCTCCGGATATGGAGGTCAGATACATCCGTTGCTTTTTATCCCTACTCAAAGATTATGAAATTGAGAAGGCTCCAATAAATTATGATGTTACTTCAATAACGAATTTATACAAAGGCGATTTAGTTTGATTTCCGACTAATATCGTTGATAAGGCTTTAAATTACAAAAGATTTATTCCACCTAAAGTTGAAAACGAAAGTTTCTGGTTTGACTCCCCTAGTGGGGGTCCTAACGGGTCACCGAGTTGACAACATTATTGAAAAGATTCCATTGCGTTATTTCCTGATCGCAATACAGTTATTAGAACGAATTTAACTTATTTCTCCAAACTATATAAATTGGATTTTGATGAACATTTAGAGCATACTGCAAGACTTGGTCTTGTTTGTAAAGAATTTGCTAAGGATAATTCCGCCTACCATTCACGATTAGCTTTCCTTCAAGATAAAGCGGGGAAAACTCGCTGCGTCGCACTAGTAGATTTGTACACACAATCATGCTTAAAACCTATACATCGTTTCTTTGCTTCCCAAAACCGGGAGAATCCGTGTGATTTCACTCATGACCAAGATTTGGGGCGTAGAACTGTACTCCAAAACGCGATCAAAGGAGGGACCATGTATTCATTCGATTTAAAGAATGCAACAGATACTTTGC